GCTCAACGCAACCAAGGAGGACTCTGATGCCGTCTATTACAATCACCTTTGGGGAGATGACCCCTGTCGACAAGTACGAAGAGACCGAGGACGGACTGAGCTGCCCTCTTGCCACGAAGGACTCTGACCTGAACAACAAGAACCGGGAGGAGGCGATCGAGGTTGCTGATTACCGAGATCCATCGGAGAGCGGCGCTTTCCGGTTGACTGATGTTTGCGGGAACTGTGCTGCTTACAACCAGACCGAAGAAATCCTGGAATGCATCGGAGATGACTCTGGTCAAGTGGGCTACTGCCAGCTTTTGAAATTTTGTTGCTCCGCGGAGTATACATGTGATAAGTGGGTAGAAGGTGGTCCAATCACTTCTGACTTGGAAAATGATTATGGTGAGTACCTATAATGGATGTTGTAGACTTCGCATCACGTGTGTATAAGTTGTTGCGTGAGCGGGAGCAGTACATCAAGGATGTTATGGCGTCCGACGGCCTTCCAAACTGGGAGGAGTATAAAAAGCTGGTAGGAGAGTTACGGGGGCTATCCTACGCTTCGGCTGAAATGAAGTCCCTGCTGGAGAAAAACGCAGATTATGACGAAGAAACTTTATCTTCCTGACCATGTTGCGCAGAAAATCAACGCTGAAAAAGCAGCTAAGGCTGCTGCTCCTACTGGAGATAGCGCGGAACCTTCTCTCGACAGTTCGTACGTGGACCCTAAGGACCGCGTACTAGACCCCTCCCTTGTGGAAAAGCCCTTACTAGATCGCCTCCCTCAGCCGACAGGCTGGCGGGTTTTAGTCATGCCTTATCAGGTAGAGACTCAAACTAAGGGCGGCCTGTATATACCGGATGAGATCCGGGACCGTGAAAGCGTGGCGACAGTTGTTGCCTATGTCTTGAGCGTTGGGCCTCTTGCATACAAGGACGCCGACAAGTTTGGGCCCGACTCTGAGCCGTGGTGCAAAAAAGGCGACTGGGTCTGCATTGGCCGGTACGCCGGTTCCCGGTTCAAGATAGAAGGTGGAGAGATCCGTATCATTAATGATGATGAAGTGATCGCCACCGTTCTTGAGCCTACTGATATCAAATCTGTTTGAGGAGACGAACATGTCTGCAGAAGCACAAAAGCCTATTGAAGATGATGATCAAGAGATCATCATCGAGCAAGAAGAGGAGGTTTCTGAAGACGTAGAAGAGACCGCTTCCAGTGCGCCGGAAACGGAGCCTGATGACAACGCTGAGGAATTGGAGTCTTACAGTAAGGGTGTGCAGAAACGCATCTCTCGCTTGACTGAAAAGTTCCGCAAGGAGGAGCGTGACCGCCAAGAGGCTGTTCGCGTGGCCCAGCAACTGCTCCAAGAGAAACAAAACCTAGAAGGCCGCTTGAAGCAGCTGGACAGTGGTTATCTCAACGAGTACGGTGCACGGATCGAGGCTCAAGTTACCTCTGCCCGTCGCAACTATAAAGATGCGTATGACTCTGGTGACACCGATAAGATGATCGAAGCGCAGGAGGCTTTAGCCCGTGCGACTTCTGATAAGGATCGTTACGAGCTAGCCAAGCAACGCGCCGATCAGCGTTTGCAGGCCCCTGCCCCACAGCAGCAGCAACAGCCTCAGCAATATGCTCAGCAGCCTCAACAGCAGCAGCAAGCGCCTGTGCAGGTTGACGCAAAGGCGCAGAGCTGGGCTGAGACAAATACGTGGTTTGGTCAAGACGAAGTCATGACATACGCCGCGTTTGGAGTTCACCGTAAACTTGTCGAGGAAGAGGGGTTTGACCCACAGAGCGATGAGTACTATAGTGAGATTGACCGCAGAATGCGTTCGGAGTTTCCGAACAAGTTCAATGCGGACAAGAAACCGGGGAGGAACCAGGTCGCACCTGCTGGCTCTTCTGCATCCCGCAGCACTAAATCAGGGCGTAGGACCGTGAAGCTTTCACCGTCGCAGATCGCAATTGCGAAACGGCTGAACGTCCCTTTGGAAGAATATGCCAAGTACGTGAAGGATTGATCTGATGGCTGATAACAAACGAGCTCCACGAGCAACTGAGACCCGCGAACAAGAGTCGCGCAGAAAACCATGGGCTCCGCCCAGTCACCTTGAAGCACCTGCTGCCCCTGAGGGCTATGTGCATCGTTGGATAAGAACAGCTATGCGAGGCGAGGAGGACAAAATGAATGTCAACGCCAAGCTCCGTGAAGGATGGGAACCTGTCCGCGCTGATGAATATCCAAACTATCACGTTCCTGTGATTGACTCTGGTAGTCACGCAGGTGTGATTGGCCAAGGTGGTCTGATGCTGTGCCGCATCCCTATCGAAACTGCCCAAGAAAGATCCGCGTATTACGGGACCCGGACCCGCGAACAGATGCAGGCTGTCGATCAGGACCTAATGAAGGAGTCACATCCTTCAATGCCGATTCAAAACAATCGGCAAAGTCGTGTATCCTTCGGAGGACGTGGGTCTTCCGATTAATTGAAAGCTAAAGGAGCTGTCAAATGGCCAATACAAATGGCGCATTCGGTCTTCGTCCCATTGGAAAAGTGGGCCAGAATACCAACAGCACTGGTGCAACTGAGTATCGTATTGCTGCGGCTAATACGAACGCAATCTATCAGGGCTCCCCTGTCATCCCTCTCGCTGCAGGTGTCATTGACATCGTCGGCGCAGCGTCTGGTGGCACGGTTGGTCTGTTGGGTGTGTTCGCGGGTTGTGAATACGTTTCCTCTACCACTGGTGAAACAATCTTTTCTAACAGCTGGCCCGGTTCGGGCGCAGACACAAACTTCCCTGTAAAGGCGTTCGTCTACGACGACCCAATGCAGCAGTTTGTGGTCGCGACGTCTAACGTCGTTGCTGCGGCTAACACCGAAGCAGAAGTACGTGCTGCAATCTTTGCAAACGCAGACATGGCGCTTGCTACTGGCGGTACAGCTGCAACTGGTATGTCCACTGCTACGTTAGATCTGAACACTATCGACACCACCAACACATTGAACCTGCGCATCATGGGCATCCAAGAGGACCCCGATAACGCAGACTTCACTGTAGCTGGTATTCCTGTAATCGTTCGTCTGAACAACCACTTCAATTCCGCTAACGGCGCGATTGCTGGTGGAACTGTTTCGACGACAGGCGTATAAAGGAGGGCTGAAACATGGCTATTTCACGCGCACAACTCGCGAAAGAGCTGGAGCCGGGTCTTAACGCCCTCTTTGGCATGGAGTATGGTCGGTATGAAAACCAGCACTCCGAAATCTACACCACTGAGTCTTCTGATCGTGCATTCGAAGAGGAGGTCATGCTGACCGGTTTTGGGGCAGCACCGACTAAATCTGAGGGTTCTGGCATCAATTTTGACGAAGCTGGTGAAGCATACACTGCTCGGTATAACCATGAGACTGTTGCGCTGGCCTTCTCTCTTACAGAGGAAGCTGTCGAGGACAATCTCTACGACCGTCTGGGTTCGCGTTACACACGCGCGCTCGCACGTTCAATGGCTCACTCCAAGCAGGTTAAAGCTGCAGCCGTTCTGAACAACGCCTTTACTGGCGGTGCTTCAGCGGGTGGTGACGGAGTTGCTTTGTGTGCAACTAACCACCCACTCTCCAACGGCGGTTCGTTTGCTAACGAACCATCAACTGCTGCCGATTTGAACGAAACATCTCTTGAAGATGCTTTGATCAACATCGCTGGTTTTGTTGATGAGCGTGGTATGAAGATTGCTCTTCGCGGTTTGAAGCTTATTATCCCACGTCAGCTGCAATTTATTGCAGAGCGTCTGATGGTGTCCAACCTCCGCGTTGGTACAGCAGACAACGATGTGAACGCGATCCGTTCTATGGGTATGTTGCCTGATGGTTATACCGTCAACGACTTCCTCACAGACCCTGATGCGTTCTTCATCAAGACTGACGCACCTCGTGGCTTTGTACACTTTGAGCGTACGCCTCTGTCGACCGGCATGGAAGCCGACTTCGACACAGGCAACATGCGCTTTAAGGCACGTGAGCGTTACAGCTTTGGTTTTTCCGATCCGCGCGCGGTATTCGGTTCACCAGGCGCTGCATAAACCTAGTCCTCCCATTAGGTGTTGTAGCTGGGGCGATCTTCGGATCGCCCCTTTCTTTTTGTTTACTGCTAGTGTATTCTGCTGGCACTAGGGCAAACATCAGCTTTGTAGACAGGTTTCCGCCCTCCTGACGTTGCATAGACTACAGAGCGAATCCTTATGCAAAGGGTACTATAATGGCTTCGACTACATTCTCAGGTCCAGTGACCTCAACCGCTGGCTTCATTGGCGACATCAAAGTTCCAACATATACAGTTGCAAACGCTCCATCAGCTTCTGATGCAGGCGCAGGCACACTTGTTTACGTTTCAAACGGCGCAGCAGGCGCAGCTATCTTGGCCTTCTCTAATGGCACAGACTGGAAGCGTTCTGATACAGGTGCCACAATCGCTGCAGCATAAGGGGTTAGCTTATGAGTAGATTTAAAGCACCTTCCGCTGAAGAACTTGCACGGCGCGGACTAAGCCCGGATGGTTCCCCCATCGAGACAACTAAGGTTCGTGCGCGTAACGAGAACGGCACACTTAAAGCAGATGATCCATCCACTCCGAATGTAAATGAGGCGTGGACGGATGCACCTGTTAAGAAGAAACGTGGCCGTCCTCCTAAGAAAAAGGAATAAACCATGGCAGGTCCAGTAACCGCCTATAACTGGGTTCAAGGAACAACAGCGGCTGTTGTTGGTCCGAACCGTTCTCGTCTCCGTCAGGTTGTGATTTATGCTGCTGCGGCAGGCGCATTCACAATTAAGAACGGGGATACCGACGGTACAGTTTTGTTGACCCAGACGTTCCCTACGGGGCATCACGTTATGAACATTCCTGACGACGGCATCATTGCCACGGCAGGCGTTTATATTGATGCGTTCACGGGCTCGGCCAACCAACTAACAATTATCTTGTCGTAGGTGGCGAGATGGTCGGGAGTGAAGTCACATCCTTTTACTCACAGACTTCGGCAGCGTTGGTTCAACGGCGCTGCCGGGTACAAGGTGTGCTTTTAACCTATGAATCAGGAGCCACAGGGCATGTCGTACTTTACGACAACGCTTCAGAAGCGTCTGGAAAGGTCTTGCTTAGAGTCGATGAAACTTCTCAAGGTATGGAAGAAATATTTCTTCCTGGGGATGGTATACTAGCTAAAAAAGGTGTGTATGCTTCGATCCCTGCTAACACCACTATATCAGTGATTGTGGAGTAGTTATGGCTAAGATCGACAAGTCCAAGATGAAATGCAACAAGCCCAAGCGTCAGATCTCTGGCGGCAAGAAGTCTGTTGTGAAGGCCTGTAAGGACGGCAAGGAAAAAATCATTCGTTTTGGTGATGCCAACATGACTATCAAGAAGTCAGACCCCAAGCGCAGGAAGTCTTTCCGTGCGCGGCATGGATGTGACACGAAAAAGCTAGACAAGTTAACGGCGCGTTACTGGTCGTGTAAGATGTGGTGACTGCTATGAGCCAAGTTCAAATAACCGCCGAGGAGCTTGAAGAGATGCTCGCCCGCTCTGCAAAGCGAGGAGCAAGGGCCGCGCTTGAAGAGCTTGGTTTGCATGATGATTCGGCCCCCAAGGATTTGGACGAGTTGCGCAGTCTTTTGTCCGCATGGCGTGACACCCGCAAGGCGGTATGGCAGACTACTGTCAGGCTTGCCACTGGTGGTCTGCTGTTGTTTATAGCGGGTGCTGTATGGATGTCGTTCAAAGATAACGTGGGTCAGTAATATGAACCGCACTAACATGTCGTTTCAAGTGACTAAGCCGCCGGAGAAAAAGTCTAATGGCCGAAAAAACAAAGAAGGACGCTTGTTATCACAAGGTGAAAGCTCGGTACAAAGTGTGGCCGAGCGCGTACGCAAGCGGAGCACTGTCGAAGTGCCGCAAGGTCGGCGCGGCAAACTGGGGCGAAT